ATAATGGGCAAGGGACAGTGATATACGATTTGGCGGATGATCTTTCTTGGAAAAAGAGAAAGAATTACACATTAAATCATGCAGTGGAAAGAGTAAAGATATACAATAAAGAAAAATTCAAATACGAAATACACGAAGTACCATTATGACAAACGATTTATTCCACCAAATATCAAAAGCAGAAGTATTCACTTATCATCTTGTAGATGGTAGTTACATAGTAGCAGAAGAGTTCGACTACGATGAAAAAAATAATGTGATATTCACGACAGCACCAGCCAGACTCATTACACGTAGAGACGGGTATGCATTAATGGATTGGTCAATAATTGACAGTGATGAAATTACTCAGCTGATGGGTGATAAAGTTATAACTCGCTCAGAAGCTCCGTTCGAATTAAAGAAACATTATAATAAATATCTTCTGGCTATTAAACTTCGTCACCACTTAGACCACGATGAATTACAAGAAGTACTGAATGAATCTTTTAATTCCTTAGATGAATTTGATTCTAATGATTCAGACGAAGATGAAGCAGAATTTGATGTTGAAGAAACAGAGAAACACCATCGAAGATTTGAATGGAAACCCGAATGGGATAATATAAAGCCAGACGATCTTTCTAATAACTAGTTAGTCTTTGTTTTGATTAAACCAATTATAAGACTTTTTATAAACATTGTCAAATAAAAAATACGTATTTCGAATATCACTTTTTGTTTGACAACACTATCAATACAATATAATATAACAATATGAAAAAATTAATTATACTAATGTTAGCTCTAGCAGCTTCGAATATGTATGCATCTGATAGAGTAAAAGACGCTCTTGTTGGAGGTATACTTGGTGCAGTCATTGGCAATAATATTGGAGACGGCGATTCAAAGTCAGGTGCTGTTATCGGTGCGATCTCTGGCGTTATTGTAGGTAACAAACATCATTCACCTCACCGTGGATCACAATACCACGTTCGTCAACACACACAAAATCATTATCACAACATTAGAAGTGGTGGATGTAACTGTGGTGTTAAAACAATTCGTATTGAAGAAAGAGTGTGGATACCTGAAAGAAAAGTTTATGATTCATGTGGTAGACTTTTATACATTGAACCTGGTCGCTATGAAACATCTTATAAGTTTCGTTCAGTGCCGGTGTCTGTATGCGGAAGATAATTTAAAATAATATATTATGGCAAGAAGAGCAAAAGAACACTATGTAAACAATAAAGAATTTTCTCATGCAGTCGTTGACTATGTTAATTCAGTTAACGAGGCGAGAGCAAAAGAAAAAGTAGAACCAAAGATAACTAATTATATCGGTTCATGCTTTTTAAAAATTAGTGAAGGTCTTTCGCATAAGCCTAACTTTTTTTCCTATACCTACAGAGAAGAGATGGTTATGGACGCTGTTGAAAATTGTATTAAAGCAATTATGAACTACAACATTGAGAAAGCTACTAGAACAGGTCTTCCAAACGCATTTGCCTACTTTACACAAATATCATATTATGCATTTTTACGACGAATTGCTAAAGAAAAAAAACAACAAGACATTAAAGAACGGTACATTGATTATGCAGGTGCTGACGCTTTCGCTGACTTTGATGGTGATACTGATTCAGAATTTATTGTCGATCAAGTAAGACAAAAATCACAATGGATTCGCGAAAAAGATAACGCTATTAAAGCCTTTGGTAAAAGCGAAAAGAAAAAGCAACGAACCAAAAGAAAAGTAGTTGACTCTTTTGAGCAATTCTATATAGTTTAATATATGAAAATTGCTATTATTAATGACACTCACGCCGGTGTCAAAAATGGCTCTGACATATTTTTAGATTACTCAGAGCGATTTTATGAAAACATATTCTTTCCTTATTTAAAAGAAAATAATATTACAAAGATATTACATCTTGGTGATTATTTTGATCATCGTAAATATATTAACTTTAAAGTTCTTAAACGTAATTATAAACACTTTATTGAGCACCTCGAAGAAAATAATATTACCATGGACATCATACCAGGTAATCACGATTTATATTATAAAAATACAAATGAGATTAGCGCTGTTGATGAAATTTTAGAACAATATGATTGTATTACAATTTATAATCAGCCTACTGATATTGATTACGATGGTTGCGATATTATGGTACTCCCTTGGCTTTGTGCCGAAAATTCAGAAGAGTTTATGGGAAAAGTTAGTAAGTCGACTTCCACGATTCTTGCAGGACATCTTGAACTCGATGGATTCGAAATGATGCAAGGTATTCGTGCCACACATGGTATGGATAAAGAAGTCTTTAATAAATTTGATATAGTTCTATCTGGCCATTATCATACAAAAAGCACTCAAGGAAATATACATTATCTTGGTACTCAATATCAATTAACTTGGGCTGATGCTGCAGATGAAAAATATTTTCACATATTAGATACGGATACTAGAGAATTAACACCAGTACATAACCCCGACAAAATATTTCATAAATTAAATTATGACGAAAACAATCAACCTAAGATTGACAATCGTTATAAAGGATGTTATATTAAAGTAATAATATTAAATAAAAAAGATTTATATGCGTTTGATCAGTGGTATGATAAACTAAATAGAGTGGAGCCCTTTGAAGTACGAATTATTGAAAACTTCGAAGAGTATCTTGGTGAAAACGTTGACGACGACGGAGTGGATACTGTTGACACATCCAGTTTACTTAATAGCTATATTGATTCTACTGACACAAACTTAAATAAAGAAATACTGAAGAAATTGATGCATGAGCTTTTTGTTGAAGCTCAAGATGTAAGTACTATATGATTATATTTGAAAAGCTACGTTACAAAAATTTTCTATCAACAGGCAATAAACAAATAGAAATTGATTTAAATAACTCTTCGGCTACGTTAGTTGTTGGGTCAAATGGCGCAGGTAAGTCTACTATGCTTGATGCTCTTTCGTTTGGTTTATTCGGTAAGCCACACCGTAATATTAATAAAACACAATTAGTTAATTCAATTAATAATAAAGCAACTGAAGTTGAAGTTGAATTTAAAATCGGGCCCAATAATTTTAGAGTTTCTCGTGGAATTAAACCTACAAGGTTTGAAGTCTACCAGAACGGAAACCTTTTGAATCAAGAATCACATTCCCGCGATTACCAAAAGATACTTGAGAACAACATACTAAAACTAAATCACAAATCTTTTCATCAGGTTGTGGTTCTTGGTTCATCTAACTTTGTTCCTTTTATGCAGCTGCCGTCTCATCAAAGACGTACTGTGATTGAGGACTTACTTGATATTGGAGTATTTACAACAATGAATACTCTAGTGAAAGAACGTTCTGCAAAGTTAAAACAACAGATTATTAAAACACAATCTGATATTCGTATATGTGAAGAATCAATCAGGCTTCAGAAAAAACACATTAAACAACTTCAGCAAATTGATTTGAATCAAGCAACAAAGAATCAAAAGAAAATTGATGAACTCGAATCAGAAAAAGAATTACTCATAAAACGAAACGAAGAGATACACGATAATTATACAGAGAAAGAACCATATCTTTCGGGTGATATCAAAGCAGTTAGTACAAAAGAAAAAACTGTTTCGTCTGAACTACGAGAAAACGAATTTACTGTAAAGGGTTTAATAAAGAAAGATAAGTTTCTTGCGGATAATGAAGTTTGTCCTACGTGTAGTCAAGCAATTGATTCAGATTTTGCAGCGTCTGAAAGAAATAAATTAAAAGAAGAAAGCGATAAGTATCTTAAAGAAATTAGTAAGCTAGGAGTTATTAAAAACGAATTAATAAGAGAGCTAAAAGAGATTAAAGAAAAACACTCGCTGCTTACAAGTACACTTTCTGATATACGAATAAATGATTCTACAATTGCAAATATTGATGCTCAAGTTAAAAGACTTTCTTCAGTAGAAGAAACACAATCTATTGATACTACTAAAGCTGAAAGAGAACTAAACACTCAGAACGAAAACTTTAAAGAGCTTTCAAAAACATCGACTGGCCAAACTTCTATAAAAGCTTATATCGATGCTATATTTGAATTGTTAAAAGATACGGGGATTAAAACAAAAGTAATACGTCAGTATCTGCCTGTAATGAATAAGCTAATTAATCAGTACTTGCAGATACTTGACTTCTTTGTTTCGTTTACTCTAGATGAATCATTTAATGAAACGATTAAATCTCGCTATCGCGATGAATTTTCTTATGCTTCATTTTCCGAAGGTGAGAAACAACGTATTGATTTAGCTCTACTCTTTAGTTGGAGGCAAGTAGCAAGAATGAAAAACTCTGCTAATACGAATTTACTAATGCTAGACGAAACATTTGATTCGTCACTCGATGCAGAAGGTGTAGATAATCTATTAAAGATTCTTTATACGTTGAAAAAAGATACCAATGTGTTTATTATTTCACATAAACAGGATATGTTAGATGGTAAATTTCCTGCGAAATTGACGTTTTCTAAACAAAACAATTTCAGTTATTGCGCAAGTAGTTAATACGCAACGAAATAAACTCCTGTACAAATCAACATAATTATAGTATAATAGTACTATGATTGATTTAGTACTGTTTATAAAACTCGGCATGCGATTCTGCGTGCTTTTTAGAAAAAGTTTTTTAAAACATTCTAAGTCTTTGTTCAACAACAATTTAAACTTGTTGACAAAATCATCAAAATATAGTATAATATTATTATAAGATTGATTAAGACCTATGATAAATTTTGAAAACCAATCCACTCTAGCAAGGCTCCTCGCCAAAGAAAATATTACGGTTACTACCGGTAATATGAAAACGGCGTACTTTGACGTTAAGAATCGTACTCTCGGACTTCCTGCTTGGAAAAACCGAGGCAAAGACGTTTATGATATGTTGACCGGCCACGAAGTCGGCCACGCTCTTTATACTCCTGCCGACGCTGTTGAGCGTCTTAAAGAACGTTGTGGTTCAATACCATTTGACGTTTGTAATATTGTAGAAGACATTCGTATTGAACGTCTGATTCAAAAAACATATCCTGGTTTACCACGAGTTTTCAACAAAGCTTATACAGCACTTACTGAAGATGACTTCTTCGGTATTCGTGGTAAAGATGTCGATTCTCTCAAGTTTCTTGACCGACTTAACCTTCGCGGCAAAATCGGCAATCTTGCTGAGATTCCACTCAACGACGAAGAGGAGTCAATTTACAACAAATGTGTAGAGGCCGAATCATTTGATGACGTTCTTGAGGTTTGTGCAGAAATTAAAGAAT